TGTGGCCAGTACTACCTGGGAAGAATATCGTAAACACTTTGAAAAGGATCGTGCATTGATGCGTCGTTTCCAACGCATTACTGTTGACGAGCCTACCATGGAAGTTACTAAGCAGATCCTTAAAGGTATTAAGAAATACTACGAAGGTTTCCATAGTGTTAAGATTCGTGATGATGCAATCGATGCCGCTATTAAGTTAAGTGTTAAGTATCAAACAGACAAGAAGTTGCCAGATAAAGCAATTGACTTGATTGATTTGGCTTGCTCGCGCTTTAACTTGAAGATTAGTGATGACCGTATTATCGGCGAACGTGAAGTTCAATACGAACTTGCTAAAATGATTCAAATGCCTGAAGAAAAGATCATGGAAACTGAATCTAGTAACTTGGCAAGTTTAGAATCTAATGTCAATGCCGACGTGTACGGACAAGATACTGCAATTACAGAAATTGTAGATAAGATTATGATTGCACAAGCTGGTCTTAAATCTGAAAATAAACCTATTGGATCATTTGTATTCATGGGCCCAACAGGAACTGGTAAAACAGAAACCGCTAAGTCACTAAGCAAACACTTAGGTGTTAAGTTGTTACGTTTTGATATGTCAGAATATCAAGAGAAGCATAGCATTAGTAAGTTAATTGGTAGCCCTCCTGGATATGTTGGCTTTGAAGAAAATGCAGGTCAATTGATCACTAGTATTCAAGAGTCACCTAATGCTGTATTGTTGTTAGATGAAATTGAAAAAGCACATCCAGATGTAATGACTGTATTGTTGCAAGTAATGGACAATGGATTTATTACAGGATCAAATGGCAAATCAGCAGACTGCCGTAACCTAGTGCTTATCCTTACAACTAACGCTGGCGCTCAAAGTGCTGAGAAGAACGCAATTGGATTCGGTGGGCAAGAGAAAGATTATAGCGATGCAGACTTGAAGAAATTCTTGACTCCAGAGTTCCGTAATCGTTTAGATGGCATTGTTACATTTAAGAAGCTTGCTAAAGAAACTATGGTTAAGATTGTTGGCAAGTTCATTGAAGAGTTGCGTGGCCAAGTTAAAGACAAGGGCATTAAAGTCAAACTAGATAAGGAAAGTACTAATTGGTTAACTACCAATGGTTTTGATCCTAAGATGGGTGCCCGTCCGTTACAACGTGTTATCGACAAAGAAATCAAACGTCCATTAGCTAAACTAATGTTGTTCGGTGATCTTAAGAACGGTGGTGCGTTAAATATTACAGTAGTAGACAACAAGCTAATGCTAATTGCTATTCCAAAAGAACCTAAGGTGCAATTACTAACGGCAGAACCTGTTACGTCGCTACTTGACGAAAATGCTCTTTAAGACTACTAGAAGTTTATTCCGAGGAAAATACCAGTACAAAATCGTACTGGTATGTTCCGGTGCCAGTGTGTTTAGGAATATAGAAGATGCGCTAGATAAACTAACAAAAGTCGTTATTAATGGAAAACACAGTCTCAGAACAATCAAAACACAGGACGATTTAGACTACGCACGTAAAGTAGCCAACGCTTTATCAGGACAAACAGAATTCGATGTTCGTGTAGAAAGTCCCTGGATCAGCATTTACACTAATGATCGTAAACTTGTTAATAATTTAGCTAACATAGATCAAAGTAATGTAAAATATATTTGCGAACCCTCTTCTAATAACTTAGAAGCTGGTACTGTTGTCATGCCCAAGATGAATTACGATTATCGTGTTACGCTGGGTAAAACTACACAACCCAACCTACCATTTGTAGAATGGGCTGAGAAAAGTGCAAAATGTAAGATGACAAAGAGTTGCATACGGGATTTAAACAAACCTCGCAGTTGGGGCGGCACCCACTTCTATATTACAGGTGATAACAACTTACTCATGGCAAAAATGCACCTTGGCGGGTGTATAGCTAAGGTTGAACGCATAATCAAAGCATAGTTTGTTCCTACGCAAAGCGATAAATACTGATAAGTACAGAGTTTTCTGTAGGAATAAATTTACGGGTTTAATATGCGAATAAGAGAATTATTAGAAAATGCCAACTTCAAAGAGTTGGATTTTATTAAAAAAAGCGGTGATAAAACCGAATTAGACTACGACCTAGTGGATGACTTAATTCACTACATGCACAATGACGACAACATATATCGTCGTAACGTTTACCCAACTTTATCAAAATGCCTCGACCTTGTTAAAGGTAAGCAACCAACTCACAGCAAAATGTTTGCTGAAGCCATCAAAGAAGCATACAAACAATACAAAAAAGAATATCCTATCCGCATTCTTCCTGACGAACTAGAAGAAGACACTCTTAAAGAAGCATGTACTAAAATACATGAAGAATTTAAAGAGCATATCAGAATTGGAAAGTACAAGGACTAATAATGCTGTTAAGAGAATTGTTTACCAATGTACGAAAGCCCATCTTTGAAGGTGGAAATATTTGGCCGGAATCGGAAGGTTTCGATCAAGCAATTGCCGCTGAGATGGCACGTGAAACAGAAAAGTATCTTAAAGGTGTACATACTCCTGTATATTTAATCGGTAGTGCGGCAACGCCAACTCCCGGTAAAATAAGTGGTGACCTAGATGTTATGATTGACATCAATCCTTTAATGCAACAATTTGGCACTAAGGATGGAAAAACTACTCGTATCGAATTAGAAAAATATTTACAAAGTGCAGGCTTACAAACAAAACGAACTGGTGTAACTGTACATATCTTGTTACCTTTCAAAGGTAAATTTTATCAAGTGGATATCAAAGCAGTACCCAATGCAGAGAAAGTTCATAAGTTCCACCATCATGCAATACCTCAAGGTAGCCCATACAAAGGTGTACACAAGCAAGTTATTCTAAGTACACTAGCATCTCACAAAGGAATGTTATGGTCACCTGATGAAGGATTATATGCTAGAGATGAACAAGGTAAGAAATCACAGTTCATCAGTAATGACTTAAATGCTATTGCTAAAAAATTGCTTGGACCACAAGCTAATGCTACTAATTTAGGAAGTGTGGAAGCTATTTTAGATTCTATTCCAGACGAAGCATTACGTAACGAAGTTTTACAAAAAGCAAGCGCAGGTTCAAGTTGGCAACATGTGCAACCTCTTAACGAAGCGGCGGCTCCCGCAGTTGGAAGAAAATATCAACACATCGAAGATCTAGTGTTTACAAATGGTAGCACTGGTGGATTACATGCTATTGAACGTCTACGTCACATGACTAGCAAAGGTGGTAGTATAGAATTAAAATGGGACGGCAGTCCTGTTATATACTGGGGTCGTGATGAGCGAGGCGTGTTCCACATGTATCCTAAAAATGCATGGGATTACATGAAGCGTGGTACAACACATACTAAGAGTGGTGTGACTACTATAATGAATGATCCAGACGATGTTGCAATGTTTGTACTAGGCACAGGAACAACACAACCTGGGCAAGAAGAACAACGTAAAGCATTTGCTCGTGGACTTGCTGATTTATGGCCTTACTTTGAAAAGATTAGTCCTAAGTCAGGATACATCGAAGGTGGTATTTTATTCAGTCCATTGAAGCCAGCACAATTAAATCCTAGCACACACGAATATGATTTCCAACCTAACATTACTAGTTTCCACATTCCACAAGATAGTGAACTAGGTAAAAAGATTGCCAATGCAAAAGTTATGGTTGCCGCAACTGGATACTATACACATATCGGCGCAGACGAAACACGTTATCCAGATGCTGAGAAACTTTCAACTCCAGATGTAATTGTACAAGGTACAACTTATGTTGAACATCCGCCTAAAGTAGACGATGCTGGATTAAAGCATGCCGAAGATTATATTAAGAAAAATAAAGCATTGATTGATAGTTTTATTGCAGGACAACCTGGGTTAAGTAAACCTGGTGATGTACTATATTCATTCTTTAATCAAAACTTGCGTGTTGCTGGTGTTAAACAACAATTTGCAAACTGGGCACAGTCTAAATTAAGCAATACACAATCACAAAAAGTTTTAAGCCATCCTGGATTAGATGCAATATTAACTGCTGTTGAATTATTAACTCATGAAAAGATGAAAGTAATTAATTCATTAAGTGCAGGTACACACGGCGGCATTAGACAAACAAAACCAGAAGGATATGTACAAGCACATCCTGGTGGAAAATTCAAACACGATTTGCCTGGACAGTTTGTTAAAACTATTGACCAAGCAAATTGGGCTCCAAGGAAAGACTAATGTTACTACGTGAATTTCTTAATCGCACAGGACAAGGTAAAACCGCAGTAGTCGGTTGGGGTCGCGGCATGGGTCACAAAGGACACATGTTTTTAGCCAGTAGCGTTATTACACAAGCACGTGAAGAAGGTGCAGATCCTTATTTTGTGGTTAGTCGTACTGTAGGTAAAGATGATCCAGTTACTCCTGAAGAAAAATTAGCAATATACAAAAAAGTATTTCCAAAGCATGGACACATCTTCCATACTGCTACTGACGAAATGCCGGATTTAAACAAAGTGTTAACACGATTAGCAGAACACGGATATACAGATGTTACGCTTATTGTAGGTGCTGATCAAAAGAACGCATTCCAATATCTAGTACGTCCAGATAAGAGTGGCGTTGAACCGTATAAACAGTTTGGACTTAATAGTCTTCGAGTTATTGCTCGTCAAGAAACTAACGATCCAAGTGCCGGGGAAGAAGGTCCACGTGCTACTCCAATGCGCGACATACTTAAAGATCCTAATGCTAGCGAAGATGAAAAATTCCAAGCATGGCGCAATGCAATGAATCCTGAACTTAGTGACGATGAAGTTCGTGATCTAATGAATAAAGCACATCAGCGTATGTCTGATCCTGCTTGGGGTAAAAAGCCCAAAGCAGTAAAGAAAACAGCAGAAGGTATGATGGGTTTGTTGTCAAAACAAAAGACCGCTGTTAAGAAGAAGGCAGCTAGTGCAGAAGAAATGCGAAAATATTTTGATAAAGAAAAAGCTAAAGAACAACCAAAGCATAAAGACCCGGGTGATGATAAAAATGTTCAAGCTGTACATACAAGACATGCGTATGAAAATTCAGTTAAATATACTAATAAGGTAATAAGAGAAATGCGAGCACAAGAATTTATTCGTCGTCAATTAAATGTATAATCTAGTATGACTGCCAGCACTCCAGATGCGCCATATGCAGGGCAAGGTGATAGTGACGACTTATCAGACGAACATTTAGCAGGACTAAATCATGCTGTTAGCTTTCCAGCAATTAGCATGAACAAATCAAACGGTAGCGCTTATTTGCAGTATCGTTTTGGTATAGCATTAGCAGGTAGTCATCCAGATCCTTCGGAACACATGCCCGTACATCAACGTGCAGGCGGAGCGTTTTCAGGAGATCCATTGTTGGCGCCATTTAGTGATGAAGATTTAGAAATTATCAAAGCCGCTGGCGAGCATTTAGGCTTAGGCAAAATGACTAAGCTAGCAGACAAGAGTAATGAAATTAAAGGTACTAATACAGTTAGTCCAGTAGCTAAACCTAAAAAGAACAAATACGGTATATAATGAGAGCAAAAGAATTTATTGTTGAAAGAACTGGTAAGCATCATGCTCATCATGCTAGCGTTCATACCAGTTCGGCTGTTGCTAGAGATCCGGGCGGTTACTATCCTAACTATCATCAATTACGTACAGGGCTAGCATTAGC